GACCCCACAGATGCCGCACTGTATCTGGATCTGTCCACGTTCGATGTGAGCGATGACGGTGATGTTGATTCTGACGCGCTTGCAGAAGCGATCGCAGACCTGATTGCTCGTAAGCCTCATCTGGCTGCGGGTAAGCCGAACCGTTTCGACGGTGGTGCTGATCAGGGCGCGAAGGGTCGCGAAGCAGGTCCGCCGCAATGGACCGAAGCGGATCTGCAAAAAGCAGACCGTGAGGGCCGTTCCGACGACATAGCAAAAGCCAAAGCCGCAGGAAATCTAAACACGATCCTCGGCATCAAATAATTAAGGAGAGCCAAACATGGCACTAACCAATTCACAGGTTACGATCTTCGCTAACGAACTTCAGTCTTCGCTCAAGAAGGCTCTTGTGTTCGCTGGTCCGCAGACCGTAAACCGTAAGTATCAGGGTTCGATTCAGTCTGTCGGTGACAGCGTTCGTATCCGCTCCATTTCACGTCCGACCATTGGCGATTACGTCAAGAACGTCACCACGATCGTTCCCGAAACGCTGACCGACGCTGAGCGTACACTGCTCATCGATCAGGCCAAGTACTTTGCGTTCGAGATCGATGACGTTGACATGGCACAGGTTCAGAACGGCGGCGGGCTTACGTCCGAGGCTGCTCTTGAGTCCGCTTATGGTCTTGCTGACGTTGCTGACCTGTACGTTGCTGGCCTCTACACGGGTGCTGCTGCGGCGAACAAGATCAGCACAACGGCGATCACCACTTCTGCTCTTGCAGTGACGGGTCTAGTCGAACTGAAGGTCAAGCTCGACAACGCGAACGTGCCCAATGCGGGTCGTTACGTCATCGTACCCCCGTGGTATGAGGGTCTGCTCATTCAGTCGTCTGCGTTCATTTCGGTTGCCGACTCTGGCAGCTCAGAGGCTCTGCGTAACGGTCACATCGGTCGTGCGTTTGGTTTCGATGTGTTCACCTCGAACAACGTCACAAATGTTGTTGGTGATGACTACCTTGTTTCGGCTGGATACACCGGCGCAATCACGTTCGCAACGCAGATCAACAAGGTTGAGGGCTACCGCCCCGAGGATTCATTCTCGGACGCAATGAAGGGCCTGAACCTGTTCGGCTCGAAGCTCGTTCGCCCAACTGGTATCGCCACGCTCGTCGCGTCGATCACCTAAGCAGTTTCTTTACCGGGGCCGGGCCACAAGCCCGGCCCCACCTAATCCCAACCTTTTCTAAGGAGGCCAGCAATGGCAGACACCACAGTCAATGTAACAACGTTGGCGTTGAATGCCTCGACCGCGAACCCCACCGGGACCGCCGTTGTTGCAGCCAACACTCACGTCATCACCCCCACTAAGGAAACGTCGAAGCTTGTTGTTCGTCTGACGAACACTTTTGCAGGCGCTAAGGCGTTCACGATCGTGGCGGGCGATAGTCCACCCTCAGATGCTGCGGGCCAGGGAAACCTAGTTCTGACGCTCGCGCAGAATGATGTTGTTTTTGTTGTTCTCGAGTCGGCACGTTTCCTGAAGTCGAATGGTGACATCAATATCACGGTTGCTGCGGCAACTACTGGATTCATTGAAGCTATCCAGCTTCCGTAAGGAGTAATAGTGGATGCGTTCGCAACATATTCAGACCTCGAGGCTCGCCTGAACCGTACTTTTACGGCACCGGAACAGCCTTGGATCACGACCCTGCTTGGGGACGCATCTACCTATCTACGTGATGATGTGTTGGGGATGCAGGTTTTCCCGCAGTCCACTTCGACTGTCACGTTTTGGCCTGATGGGGGGCGGGTTGATATTCCTAACCCGCCTCTTATCAGTATTGATTTGGTGGTTCAGGGCGGTGCGACTCTCACTGATGGTGTGGGTTATGAGCGTCGTGATTCCACCCTCTTGTTTTCGTCTGATGTGCCTGTAGATGTGACGTTCACTTATGGTTTTGCTACGGCGCCTGAGTCGTTGAAGCGTTGGGCTTGTGTCCTTGTGTCGCAAGCGCTTCTGCCGATCGAGCAGGGGTTGGGGTTGACCGTGGGCGGTTTGTCGTCGGTTGCGATTGATGACTTCAAGATTGCGTTTGCCGATGCCGGTGAAGCAACCGGCATGGCGCTCACTGACCGGAACATTGCGTTGATTCGTAAGCAGTTCGGTGTGAGTGACACTGTGGTGGTGACTACCCGATGAGTATTATTGCGGGCACCGTCCGGCTGGGGCGCATCCAGGCTGAGGCTCGCATGTTGGATTTGTGCGAGATCGGCACGTTCGCTGAGACCACTGATCCTGATACTTTCCAGCCAATCGAAACGCTGGTGGAGTCGCAGTATGCCGGCAAGTGTCGCATCACGTCGAAGTCGAACGCGGTGTCTGAACGTCAAGCCGCTTCACAGACGTTTGCAGACCAGGCGCTAGTCCTGAGTGTGCCGATGGCTGATGCTGGTTTGATTCGCACGGACGCAACGGTGAAGGTTACCGCTGTGGATGCCGCTACAGGCAATCCGGCGATGGTGAATCGTACTTATCGTGTGGCTGGTATGGCTAATGGTTCGCAGGCTACGGCGGCACGGTTCCTTTTGGAGGCGTTGTCGTGAGTGCCGATTTTAGCGAACTAGACAAGTTGAATCTTGATCTGACTGAGGCTGCGAATATCGACAACTTGCAAGCCTCACAGATTGTTCAGCAGGCCGCGATGAACACGAAAGAGTCGTGGGCGAAGGATGCCGCTAAGGGTGTCATGGGCGCACAGTATGCCCCTTCGATTGACTACGAGCTGAAAGAGTATGGCGGTTTCGGGCAGGGTGTTTATTCTGCTGAGATTGGCCCTAACTTGGCTCGCTACGGCGGGTTGACAGGTAAGGGCGGTCTTACTCCATCGTTCGGTATTTTCGACGATCCACAGTCGTCCGGTGGCATTTCTGCTACTCCTACTCGTGCCCGCCCGAAGGCTGAGAAGTTTGCGGAGAAGGATCTCGAGAAGGGTGTCCAGATCGCCATAGATAAAACACTCAAGAGATCGGGGTTGTGATGATTCAAGAACATTTTGCAGCCGTGCGCACCCTGATTGTTGCTGAGGTTCCGGGTGCGGTGCAGGTTGTCGATTCGGTGCTGACAAGTTCGACGGGCGATCTCGTTCGTGCAACGTATGTTGTTCTGTTCGGTGGTGGCCCTGACTCGTTGGATGATGACCGTTTGACTGCACCACAGGTTGCTGATTCTGATGCTGAATACGGCTACACGGCTCGCTGTGTGTCTGTTACAGCGGATGGGGCACGCACACTCGCTGGTCGCGTTTTCATGGCTGTGGGGAACGTTCCTGCGGTCGCGGGTCGCAATTGTGGCCCGCTCGGTTTCGATGCGTCCAACCCTCTACAGGTGGACAACAACGTGAGCCCACCTCTTTTCTATATCGACGTTGAGCTTTCACTAACCAGCTCCCGCGCGTAGTTCCACCTAATTCTTCACCGGCAAACCCTGTCGGTGATTCCGGCGTGCCCGGAAACTCAAACCCCTCGGCCTACGGGGGACACAAAAAGGAGTACTCCTATGGCTGACGTAGCCGACACAGTTCCACCAGCAATTGACCAGAAGGGCAACACCGTTATTTGGTGGGTTCCCGCTATCTCTGACACTGCCGCACCGAAAGCCGCGACAGAGATTGGTGCTGCAACCGCGTACCGCATCACTCACTCGCTCACTCCTGACGGGTGGACGATTGATGGTTCACAGGGCAAGCAGACAGATGACCGTCTGACGCTGACGACTCCCCTTGAGTCCCTGGACTCGCTCATTTACACGTTCGGTGACGGTATCAAGTATGTGGATTCGTCCGCTGCTGGTTCTGCTGCTGTTGTTCTGAAGCCGACCGCACCTGCAACAAGCAAGGCGGGTTTCTTTGTTGAGCGTCGCAACGTTCCGAACGCGACCGTGGCTGCCGTTGCGCAGGCTGTTCGTGTCCTTCCTGTCACCCTCGGCCCACAGATTCGCGGCCCGATCGACGGCACCGGAAAGTTCACGTACAAGCAGCAGGTTTCCATCACTGGCGTTCCCGTCGAGGGCATCGTCGCTGCGTAGCTAAATCCTCCTGCCGGGGTGTTCTCACCGTGCATCCCGGCAGGTTTCAACTTTCCCCACGGTGAAACGGTGAAAGGTTTTGTTATGTCTACATTTAGCGAGCAGTTAGCTGCCGCGAAGTCCTCCGCACGTCCCACCAAAGACGTTCAGGTCATTCTTGATCCGGGGTTGGCGAAGAAGCGTGCAGCGTTGGTGGCTGAGGTTGAGGCCGCGAAAGCGAAAGCCGAAAACGATCCTCGCCTGTCTGCTGTCAATGAGGAAGAACTGAAGGTGCAAGAGAAGTTGGATGCGCTACTTGAGGCATCCGCTGACTCGTTGCGCACACTGCGGTTCACTCAGTTGTCTGGTGACAAGTGGGGCGACATTACCGCTCGTTGCCCGGTTCGCTTGGATGCACCCATTGACCGTTCGTATGGGTACAACATGCAGCAGGCGTCACGGATGGCTGCCCCGCTGTGTGGTGTTGCTGTTGAGGATGACGGCACAGAGACTGTGCTTATCGTGTCTGACGCGACCGCTGATGGCCCCGCAGTTGATGAGTGGGCGGATCTGTTCGCCACGATCACCGGGCACGAGTTCATTCGTGTCATGGATGCAATCTATGAGCTCAATGAGTGGGCACCGGGTGAGCGGATCAACACGCTAAAAAAACAGTTGGCGAATCGTCCCGCCTAAGAGACGAGCTTGGGCTTGCTGAAAAGCTCGGCATATCCCACCGCCGTCTAAACGGTTGGGAACCCACACCACAACATTTCTACGAATATGAGCCGGTGGTGTGGTGGAAGCCCTGGACGTGGAACCGGATTAAAACAGTCGTGGTTATCGCGGAACCCGAATGGGACACAGAGCAGGTTGATCTTCTGCTTGCTCTCGAGCTTTTCAAGCGTGACCTTGGCCCCAATGGGGAGTTGATGTCAGAAGCGACATCTGAGGCTGCTGATCCGAATAACTACGACGACCCGCTTCGGTATGTCCCGCATGGCCCGTTCACGAACTGGTCGGAGAAAGCCAAGCAGGATGCGATCGATGCGTTCAAGAAGGACTCACCGGACGCAAACATGAACGGAATGTACTGGACGGTCGAGAAGCAGGAATAGCCGCCGTCACGCTCCACACCCTACATCTAAACACAAGCACCCAGGAGGTTTTCAATGGCTGAGCGGGTCGTAAGAGTCAGTTTGACGGCACAGGTTTCTAACTATGTGGCGGGTATGGAACAGGCCGCAAGGGCAACGGACAAGTCCAGTAAAGCTGCTGCCGACGCGAAAGCTAGGTACGAGGAACAGAACCGTGCAATGGAGTCTGTTGGTCGCGGCATGGTCGTCGCTGGTGCTCTCGCGGTCACTGCATCGGCGTTGGCGGCTAAGGCTGCAATCGGTTGGCAGTCGGCATGGACGGGTGTAACCAAAACTGTTGAGGGTACTCCTGAACAGTTGGCTGAGGTTGAGGCTGGGTTGCGTGGGCTGACTAAGGTTTTGCCGGCTGCACATGATGAGATCGCTGCTGTTGCTGAGGCTGCTGGTCAGCTCGGCATTCAAACTGGTTCTGTTGTTGCGTTCACGAAGACGATGATCGACTTGGGCGAAACGACGAACCTCTCAGCCGACGAAGCTGCGACATCGCTTGCCCGGTTTATGAACGTTATGGGCACCTCACAGGATCAGGTTTCCAACCTTGGTTCCGCAGTGGTGGAGCTCGGTAACAACTATGCGACCACTGAGGCTGAAATTGTTCAGATGTCGCAACGCCTGTCGGGTGCTGGTCGTCAGATCGGTTTGTCTGAGGGTGAAGTTTTGGGTCTCGCTACAGCACTTTCGAGTGTTGGCATTGAGGCTGAAGCTGGCGGTTCCGCTATCTCGAAGGTAATGATCGACATCGCTAGCTCTGTAGATAAGGGTGGCGATCGGTTAGAACTGTTCGCTAAGACCGCGGGGGTTTCCGCTGAGGACTTCGCTAAGAAGTGGGAGTCGGAACCTGGCGCTGCACTTGCACTGTTTGTGGAGGGTTTGTCGAACGCTGAAGCTCAGGGCACCTCGACCCTTGGCGTACTTGAAAACTTGGGTATCACTGAGGTTCGTATGCGTGACGCACTGTTGCGTTCTGCTGCTGCGAGTGACCAGTTCACGGAAGCAATGGACACCGGTAATGCTGCGTTCAAGGAGAACAACGCGCTCACGGAAGAGGCCGCTAAGCGGTATTCGACTGTTGAGGCGAAGCTTGAGATTACCCGCAACAAGGTTGTGGATGCTGCAATTGATTTCGGGCAAGTGTTCCTCCCTGTGGTGTCGGCTATGGCTGACGCTGTTGGTGGGTTGGCTGATGGGTTTAGTGCACTTCCTGCCCCGCTGAAGGGGACTGTCGCTGGTGTGACCGCCCTGAGTGGTGTAGTCCTTCTTGCTGGTGGCGCATTCCTGCTTGCTGTGCCGAAGATTGCAGAATTCAGCTTGGCGCTCACCGTTCTCTCTACCTCGCAGATTCCGGCTGTTGCTGGTGCTGCGGTGAGGATGCAGG